AAAAAGACTTCAAGAAGCGCTATGGGAGATCGCCCGACAAGGCCGACGGGCTCCTGTTGTGCTTTTACAAACCCCTCGTGTATTCCGCCAAAACCATCCAGGCAGGTGCAAGATGAGAAAGATACAAGACCCGCATCCCCTCTACCCGCTCCGCGCTGTCCAGTGGCGTCGCTGCAACGACTTCGCCGAGGGCCGCGATGCGCTCATGGTTCACGACCTCCAGCTCTGGTACACGAACCGGCGGAAGAACTTCAACCACTCCGACCCGGCGCAGATCCTCGAGCGGGGGGCTTACATCCCGCCCCTCTCGCGCCAGCAGACCTATGACGAGTATTACGCCTATCTCGCGCGGGGCGTCTATGTGAATTTCGTCGCGCAGTCGATCAAGGGCTTCCGCGGGCTCATCATGAACCGCGCCAAGGTCGAGGGAATCGCGCCGGCTGTCGCTGATGATTGCGACCTGGCCGGAACTCCAATCATCGAGAAGATTGGCCGCATGGTCGAGGCAGTCCTCAAGCTTTCGCGCGGCGGCTGGCTCATCGACCGGCCCGACGTCATGCCCGGGACCTCGAAGGCTGATGAGGAGCAGGAAGAAATCCGGCCCTACATCGTCGAGTACAAGGCCGAGGACATCATCTACTGGCGCCCCGCGAGAATCGGGAGCGTGGTCAAGATCGCTGAAGTGGTCTTGCGCGAGCCGGCCACGACCAGCGACGGGAAGGCGGATTACCAGTACCGGCAGCTTCTTCTTGATGGCGGCTATCAGGTCATTCTCTGGACGCGGAAGAATCTCGGCGACGAGTACGCGCCTTCGGCCCCTGTCATCCCGCTCATGGGGAACGAGCCAATTCCCGAGATCCCCTTCTATTTCTTCGATCCCTACGGTGGAGAGCCTGACCCGCAGAAGCCCTTCTCTATCGACCTCGTGGAGCTCGCCCGGGCGCACTATCAGAGTTCCGTGGACCTTCGGCATGGGGCCTTCGCCGTGTCGCTCCCGACGCCCGCCTTCCACGGCTACCCCGACGACTTCGAGCCAGTCCTCGGGGGGCTCTCAACCCTCGTCGCAACTAATCCCGACGCAAGCGAGAACTTCCTCGAGCTCACCGGCCAGGGCCTCGACCCGCTTCGCAACATCATCGCCGACCTCGAGGCACAGATCGCCAAGCTCGGCGGCCGGACCCTCGGCGAGGAGAAGAAGGACGCCGAGACTGCCGAGACGGTGCGCATCCGGTCATCGGGGGAGTCGGCCACCCTTGGTGATGTCGCTGTTTCGGTCGCCCGCATCGCCGGCCAGGCCCTGTCCTTCATGAATCGCTGGATGGGCGCCCAGAGCGAGGCCGTCGTCACCCTCTCCACCGACTACACTGCCCAGGCCGTGGACGCTTCCACAATCTCGGCACTCGAGAAGGCCCGCGTCGATGGCGAGCTCGCTCGCGAGGACTGGATCGACTACCTCAAGAAGATCGGCGTCATCGACCCCGAGCGGGAAACTGAGGAGATCATCGCGGCCCTCGAGCAAGAGGCGAACGAGAAGGCGGACGGTGAAGCGCAGAAGCTCGCAGCGGCTGTAGCGGCGGCGAAGGCCCAGGGAGGAGATAAGGCATGAACGCCTCGACCTTGCTCCTTCACATCCTCCTCGACAATGGCCTCTACCTCGACGGCTGGAGCCGCGACGAGATCGCGAAGCTCGTCCCGATCCTCGAGGCCGCGGGCGAGCGGGTCATGGGCAAGGTCGCTGCGACGAATGGCGAGTGGACGAAGAAGTGGCTCATGGGCGTGAAGGCCGACCTTGATGCGATCTACCGGGCCGCCTGTGAGGAGCTATCCGGCCAGCTCCTCCTCGACCTCAAGGAGATGACCGACGACGAGGCACAGCGCCTCACGGCTGCATTCGGTGAGGCGTTGCCGGGAATCTCCTTCGCCGCCCCAGGATCGGCGCAGCTCTGGGCCGCCGTGACAAAACTCCCGGCCATGGAAGGCTCGACCATCGGCGGCATGCTTTCCGCATTGCCCGCCGACCTCTCCTCCCGCGTCGTTTCCATCATCCAGGCCGGCATCGCTGCGGGCGACACGAACGCGCAGATGATCCAGCGCCTCCGAGGGAAGTACAACCGCTCGACGAAGCAGTACGAGGGCGGCGCCCTCGACTCGAATAGCGCGAAGGCCATCGTCCGCACGGCGACGGCCCACGTTGGGAACCAGGCGCGCGAGGCCCTCTATCGCGAGAACATGGACCTCATCAAGGGCTTCCAGTGCTACGAGACGCTCGACCTCGACACCTGCCCGGTCTGCGGCGCTTACGACGGGCGAGTCTACGGCGTGAACGACCCGCGGCCCGAGCTCCCGCGCCATCCCCGCTGTCGTGGCGGGTATCTCCCCGTCCTCAAGAGCTACCGCGAGATCGGCGTGGACATGGACCAGCTCCCGCCCTCGACCCGCGCCTCGATGGACGGCCAAGTGCCTGAGACCGAGACCTATGCCGACCGCCTTGCGAAGGCGACCCATGCGGAGAGGATCAAGATGCTCGGCGGAACAGGAAGGGCAGCGCTCTACGAGGCCGGCGTGTCGCTCGAGGATATGGTCAGGGACGGGAAGCTCGTGCCGTTGGCCGAGCTCATCGGGAAGAAGAGGGGGAAGGCGGCATGACTACGAAGGGACGACGGATAGAGAATCCTGAAAATTTCACCAGCTCCCCTGTCGAACCCGGCGACTACTGGAAGGACAAGGACGGCCATTGGTATGTTGCCGCACCAGCCCCACGAGACGACGACGGCTTCCTCTTGATCGCCGATGTCTCGTCCTGGACTGTCACCGAGCACGAGGACAGAACCATCACCGTCTCGCCCTCGATTTTCTGGGGCGCTGGCGGCTATCCGAATTCCCCGCGCGAATGGGCAGCCAAGCATACCTGGCACGGCTGGCTTGAGCACGGCGAGTGGAGAACCGCATGAATTCCAAAGCCGCCGTCTACATCATGCGCCGCGACGGATGGTGCGACTATTTCGAGCTCCACGTCTCGCCGACTTCGGCCATCATGCGCGAGCACGCCGAGGAGGTGGCATCACGCGACGGTTGGACGGTGCCAAGCGTGGGATGGGATACGACGAGGGGCATGGTCCACCCGATGCTGTCGCTTGACGGTCCTTTCGCTTATCTGTTCCTCGCCGAGGACTACCTTGGCGCAGGTGTTGTCTCGCATGAATGTCTCCATGTCGCCATGGCTCACGAGCGGTTCGTTTTGCGCTTCGGCATGGCCTACGGGGACCAGATCGGCGAGGACGAGGAGCGGCTTGCTTACTTCCTGACCGACACCGTGAAGGGCGTCTACAATACGCTCTATGAGCATGGGCATATAAAACAGGGGGCGGCATGACCCTCCAGGACAAGAAGGCCCACGAGGCCCTCGACCGCTTCCTCGAGGACATGCGGAAGAAGGGCAAGCACGGCCGCATCGTCATCGTGTTCGACAACGGTCAGCCCAGCGAGGCCCATATCGAGGAGAAGGGCGCGTCGGAGGTTTTGCAAGCGAGCTAGAAGTATTGCTATTTGTTGCAATTAGCTATTGCAAATAATAGAGACATGAAGTAATAATTATGTTTGTAGAGACACTCACGTACCATGTGTACGAGGAGCTTGCTAATCGCCTCAAGGCGAGCGGCATTTAGTTTGTAGGGGAGTAATCCCCGAACCGACCCCAAAAGGGCGCTTGTATAGCTTCGCGAGAGATCGCGGGCGATGCAGGCGCCCTTTTTCTTTTTCCCCCGGCGAGGCCGGGAACATCACGCGGGCTAGGCCCGCAGCCTACAGCGCCGAGGGCGCGAGGGAGTGACCGATGGAATGGCTCAAGGCATTGCTCAAGAAACTCGGCCTCAAGGATGACCAGATCGAGGAAGTTGTCTCCAAGGCCGAGGAGGAACAGGCATCCGCGATCGAGAACGAGGTGAAGGGGCTCAAGAAGAAGAACGACGAGCTCCTCAAGAAGTCGAAGGAGACCAAGGAGAGCGAAGGCGGCAAGGTCGCCGAGCTCGAGGCCAAGCTCGACGAGATCACCGAGTCCCTGGCGAAGGAGCGGAAGGCGAACGAGATCGCGGTCAAGAAGCTGACCGGCGAGCGCGACACCCTCGCGAAGTCCCTCTCCGACACGTCGGCGAAGGCTCGCGAATATCAGACCGGCGTGACCTTGCGCGAGGCGCTCGGGAAGCTCGGCATCGGCAAGCGCTCTTCGCTCGACATGGACGACGCGATCAATCACATCCGCTCGAAGATCGCTTACGAGACCGTGGAAGGCCAGGAGCAGGCCTTTGTGAACTACGAAGAGATCGGCAAGGGTGCGGACGGTAAGGAAACCCGGACCGCCGCGAAGAAGAACCTCGCCGAGTACCTCGAGAAGGTCTACCCGACCACGGACCACGCGAAGCGGTTCATCCCGGCTGACGGGAATCGCGGCGCCGGCGCGGGCGGGCAGCATCAGACTCTCCCCGCGGGATCGGGCGACAAGCCCACCGTGAAGAGCGCCCTTGCGGCAGCACTGGGAGACGGCAGCTAATCCGCGCCAGATGGCGCGAAGGAGAAAGACATGATCGTTACCGGAATGGTGGATTCCTATAGTGTCCCCACCAACGCGCGCGACGTTTCCGCCGCGTTCAACCTCATCACCCGGCCGGAGACCCCGCTCCTCAACGCGGTGGAACAGCCCTACGTGGCGATGAACACTTCCCACCACTGGTGGGATGATGTCCGCCAGGCCATCCAGACGACCCTCACCGGGGCCTACACGAAGGACGCCCTCGTCCTCCCCGTCGCTGCGATCACGGGCATCCGGGTCGGTTCTCTCCTCGCGGTCGACAACGTGCTCTATCGCGTCGCGTCCATCTCCAGCCTCAACGTGACCGTCGTCCTTCTCTCCTCGGCCGACACTGCCCACTCTTCCGGCGCCGCGGTCTACCTCTGCGGTAACGCTGCGAAGGAAGGCGAGGACTACGAGGATACGGACTGGACTGGCGAGGTCGAGCGCGAGAACGTTACCCACATCCTCAATGATTTCGCGAAGATCGCCGGAACCCAGCAGGCAATCAAGCGCGAGGTCAACAACGGCGACCAGCTTATTCGCATGATCCAGGCCAAGCTCGAGCGCCTCTACCTCAATCTCGGCCGCATCCTCTGGAGGGGCGTGCTCACCACGGCGGCCTCCAACTCCGATCGCCGGGTCATGGGCGGCGTTGACTACTTCATCAAGACGAACGGATACGCCCCGGCCGCCTCGGCCTTCTCGGCGGATAACTTCGATTCCTTCCTCCTCACCCTCGACCAGATGGGCGCATCCATCGGAGAGGCATGGATGAACCCCGCCATGCTCTCCTACTTCGCCGGCCTCGATTCCACGAAGGTCCAGCTTCAGCGCGAGGACAAGACTCGCGGAGTCTACGTTGACCGCTACATCTCCAAGTACGGCCACGAGGTCGAGCTCAAGACGGACATCAATGCTGCGACTGGCAAGATTTACGTCTTCCGCACGGAGCAGGTGAAGATCCTCCCGCTCGCCGGCCGCCAGATGCAGGTCCAGGATCTCGCGAAGACGGGCGACAACGATCGGAAGATGATCGTCGGCGAGTATACTTCCGAGTTCTGGAACTCGGCGGTGGCCGGCTACTTCACGCCGTCGAGCTAAGCGAACAGGGCGGGGCTCTTCCGAGCCCCGCTCATATCTCCCTAAGGAGCCAACCATGAAAATCGATACCAATGGGAAAGATATGTTCGCTGGCGGGGAAAGATTCTCTCCTGGCGATGATGGCCTCGTCGAGATCCCTGACTCCCTCGCGAAAGCTGAGGGCCTCCTCGACGAGGACGAGAGCGGCAAGGTGGACCCGTGGGAGCGCATCGACGCTCTCGAGGCCGAGAATGCCGAGCTCAAGGCGGAGATCGCCGACCTCCTCGAGAAGATCGAGCCGGCGTCCCCCGACAAGGCCGCCCTCGTCGCCCAGGCTGTCGAGCTCGGCGTGAAGGGCCCCGATGGCAAGCCCGCCGCCCCGACCACGCTCGAGCGCTGGGCGGTGAAGCGTCTCCAGGACGCCATCGCCGCGGCAAAGGAGTAAGCCATGGCCGCAACCTGGATCACTGTCGGCCTCACGGGCCTCTCGCTCCTGGGCGGTCTCGTCGGCGTCCTCATCAAGACCCTCGTCAAGGTGTCGGTCGCCGTCGCCGGGAACACCCAGGCTATCAACACCCTCACCGAGTACATGCAGAATCAGGACAAGCAGAACGCCTGCCAGGATGAGACTCTCGCGAATCACGAGACGCGGATCACCCGCATCGAAATGGTCCCCGAGGTGAAGGCGGGCCTCGCGTGAGCCTCGACACCGGCATCGGCCTTGCGACCTCCGAGAGCTACGTCTCCGTCGCCGAGCTGAAGGCCTACCGCCCGCGCGGCGGGCTCACGCTTCCCACGGCGACCGACGAGGCCCTCGAGCTCGCGCTCATCCGGGCCACGGCCGCCGTCGATGCGCTCTTCGCCTCGCGCTGGCCGGGATCCGCGTGCAGCGCCGACCAGGCCCTCGAGTGGCCGCGCTACGACGCGCTCGACGCCCGGGGCTACGAAATCGACTCCGAGGTCATCCCGCAGGCCGTCAAGAACGCAACCTGTGAAGCAGCGCTCATCGAGCTTGCCGAAGCGGGGGCGCTCTCCAAAGCCCAGGCGCGGGGCGGCGCGGTACAGTCCGAGACCGTGGGCCCGCTCTCCACGACCTACTTCCCCGGCGCCCCGGCGGGCACCGTCTACATCATCCTCAAGCAGTGCCTCTCGCGGATCCTGCCGACCGGCCTCCAGGCGAGGAGGGGCTAATGACCGCCCGCGACGTCTACGACCAGCTCAAGGCCAAAGGCCGCCCCGTCACCCTTCGCGTCATCACGACGACGGGCGCCGTCCCCTCCGAGGGCAACCCCGGCACCGAGGCGGAAGTGGATTACGCGACCTACGCCGTCGAGGAGTCGATGACGTTCGCGCAGCGGGCATCAACGGCGCGGGCCCTCGGGAACGACATCGCGGTGAAGGACCGCCGTTACATGCTCGCGCCCGTCGGAATAGCTTCGGGCGAGGCGGAAGTCCTCACAGCCCTCGGCATCACTGCCGGCGTGCTCATGGACCTCCCAGCCCTCGACACCTCCATGAAGCTCGTGGATGGGGAGGCAGTCCTCTCCATCATCGACCCCGGTCCCTTCAGGCCGGCGAGCACGGTCCTCTACTACAGCGTAGAAGCGAGGGGGAGCTGATGGCCTTCATTGGCAGCTTCACGAAGCAGCTCATGGACTTCCAGGACATGAGCCTCAAGCAGGTTGACCAGTTCACCCGCCTCATCGCGCTCGAGGTCTTC